CGTACCCGTCGTATTTTGGTTGAGGGTAGGAACATCCCCTGCTTGAATAGTAGAAAGTAGTACGTTCGTTCCGTTACCGCGCAGGTAGGAGCCGCTAGTGACACCGCCCGCAAGAGCATTTATAGCCGTCTGAGCAGTCGTTGCTCCAGTACCACCGTTGGCAACAGCCACAGTACCCGTGACGTTAGCCGCCGTACCCGTCGTATTTTGGTTGAGGGTAGGAACGTCGGCAGCGACGATAGCGCGGAAGGTCGGGACACCAGCCGAGCCGTTTGGAGCAGACAGGAAAGTGTTCGCAGTCTGACTAGCGAAGTTACTCGCAGTGACCGCCAGAGTGCCGCCCAGCGTCAAGGAGCCAGAGCTGGTCACCGTACCCGTCAGCGTGACACCCGAAACCGTACCCGTACCAGATACAGAAGTAACCGTACCTACGCCAGCCGTAACCGTGGCCCAAGAAACATTGGTGCCGTCAGTTGTGAGGTATTTACCGTTGTTCGTAGACTGCGAAGGGAGGACTGCGTTTGCTGCACCAGCCTGAGTAGTAGCTCCCGTACCACCGTTGGTAAGGGGAAGCGTACCGGTCACGTTAGTCGTCAGTGAACAGTAAGTCGTTGACGTAGACCCCGTACCGCCGTTGGCGATTGGCAACGTGCCGCTAATATGCGTAGTCAGACCGACCTTGCCCCACGAAGGAGCTACACCCACACCACCGGAAATCAGTGCATTGCCAGTGGCAACGTCCGCCAACTTGGAAAGCGCAGTGGTAGTGGAGGCGTACAGCAGGTCACCCACTGCATACGAAGACTGCCCCGTACCGCCACGGTCGGCAGCGAGAGTACCAGTCGTACCAGCAAACGGGAGTCCCGTGCAGTTGGTCAAGGTGCCAGCCGAGGGCGTACCAATATTCGGCGTCGTAAGCACCGGGCTAGTAGCTAGAACGTTGTTGCCCGTACCAGTATTAGTAACGCTGACAACATTCTTACTCGCGTCGAGGCCAAGCGTAGTGGAAGCCGTCAGACCAGAAATATTCAGCGAGGTGATAGAACTCAGCGCATCGACGATATTTGTGCCGTCACAGGCCAGCACCATCTTTTTACCCGGCGGAACTGCAATCCCGGTACCAGAGGTAGTCTTTAACGTGACCGCAAACCCGCCACTCGTATTGTTGTAAATAAAGTAGAGTTTGCGTTTGGCAGGCACAACCAAATTGTTAGCCTGAGACATCGAGTTTGTGCACTCAATGTACATATTTCGGGCTACGCCCGTCGAGCCGTTCGGGATGTCAATCGTGACATCCGTTGAGGTATTCATCGCCTGAGTGACGTAGCCACTGACGGCCTGTTCAATCAGGGTGCCGAGGTTAGTATTAGTGTATTGACCCCACGTTCCGGCGAATTCGCCGTCGTCTGGCAGGGTGATACCGAGGTTAGTTGAATATGTAGCCATTTTCGTTCCTATGCGGCTATGTCTGACCAGTTCGATACTTGAGAATCATCTGTCGTAGTCCAACTACCAGACTGTGTGTCTGGTACCGAAGACCATGAAGACATCTGGGCGTCGGGTACCGAGGACCACGCGGGAGAGGTAGTGGGGTTTGTCTCAGCCCATCCGGGGAGCCCAGCGTCGGCTATACCGTTCCATGTGCCGGTATTACCCGCGATACTGGACCACGCACCACCCTGCAAATCATCGACAGATACCCAAGGAGACGTATGACCGTCTGCGACAGGTGCCCAAGGTTCGGCTTGACTGTCGTTAACCGGATTCCAATCAGCGATCTGGCTATCGTTAATATTACCCCAAATTAGGACTGTGCATAGCCCCACAGCAGTATCTGCCGAAACGCCGACAACATTGATAGCTGAGTCAAACCCGACACTTGCGAGTTCTACCGTACCAACGAGCCCATCTGGGATAATAGTAATATTACTAATGACTGTAACTGTCGGCACGCCAAGCGATGTGACAGCTTCAACACCCGATACAGAAACGCCAGAATCAACAAGAACGCTGGGGGAAGACAGCTCGACCGTACTTACAAGCCCGGTGAGCAGGGTAATCTCACCAATACTGACGGCGGCATCCCCGACCTCACCCGTTGCAGTCAGGGTAGTAAACGCCTCCCCCCAACCAAACTGCCCCCATCCGCCCGCGCTCCAGCCGTCAAAATTGACCGTAACGTTGCCCGCCGTCGTGACTGTCACGCCAGCAACGGTGGAGGTAGCCGCTAGTCCAGTGACTACGGATTGAACGTCCGCCGTGACCGTGACCCCTGCCAGCGCCGTGGTAGCAGCAAGCCCCGTAACCGGGAACACTACGTCATATAGAACAGTTACATTAGATAGTGAAGTAACGAGCTCTTGGCCCGCAACACCGATACTGACACTGCCGCCCGCGAGGACGGATACGTTGTCGATGGACCCAACCATCTCGTAGCCAGATGGCGTAATAGTTACGTTATCAACGGTGGTAGCGGTTACCCCTGAGATATACCCAACCACTTCCAGTCCAGTGATATCTACCAGCCCCGCACCGGTCGCCGTGACGGAATCCAAACTCGTTGTAGCCGCAAGCCCAGTCACGGAGACATCGGCCCCGCCAGTAGCCACCACGCCAGCAAGAGAAGCCGTCATGGACTGTGCCGTGACGACAACCGCTGTGTTTGCCACGGCTAAAACAACTACATCGCCAAGTTGGGCGTATATAGGCAAGGAGGTGGTGCCGAAGCCCCAGCCACCGTTACCCCAAGCACCGGGAGAGCCCCAGCCAGAGAAGTTAACCGTGGTATCGCCTTGGAAACCCACAGAGGCGACGGCGGACGTAGCCTCAAGTCCCGAAACAGAGTTAGTAACGTCCGTACGCGCAACGACGGACGCAAGGGAGGACACAGCCTCCAGACCAGTCAGGGTGTAAGTAGAGGTGCCGGTGACAGTGACACTGGCTATGTCGGTCGTGGCTGCAACCCCATCAGGGGTAGCTATGCTAGTTGAAGATCCCGTCGCAACAACGGAACCAATACTGGAGGTCGCGGTTAGGTTGCCGATTACGTCGGCTCCCCAACCACTCTGCCCCCAGCCTACGACTGCGGAACTCCACCCTCGAAAGGCTACAGTCGTGTTAGCCACGACTTACGCCTAAGCAATACGGATGATCGACGTACTCGCACCGGGGGTCGGGAACTGGATAGTAAAGTTACCCGAAGTGGAACTCTTGTCGCTACCGAAGTCCAACACCGCCACCGCACGGTTAGCCTGCGTTGCGTTATAAATCAACGCGCCACGGGCAGTGATGGTAGAGGCCGACCAAGTGTAGTCGTCAAAGTCGAAGATTGCTGTCGTACCCGACAACTGCGGGTAGCCCGCAGGGATAACCAGCGTAGCGCCACCAGCCGTATAACCCGTACCGGTGACCTCGTTGGTCGCCGTATAAGCAGTGGTCGCGGCGGTAAAGCTAGCCGAGTTGGTGTACATGGCGAGCTTGAAGCTATCCGAAGTACGGATGCCACCCGTGCCAAAAACGTGATACCCCTGCGGGAGTTCCAACTTAAAGGAACTACTGAGGTAATTGCCGGTAAAAGCCATTTACATTCTCCTGATGATTTCTGCGAGATCTGCCTGACCGTGTTTGATCAGCTCTCCATAGATGGTAGTACGTTCGGAGGACTGGGCCTCACGAAGATAATGGACGAGGACAGCACGAATCTGGGTACGAAACGCCTTCGCCTGCTCGATTATTGCCGGATGACTAGAGTCCCCGATCTGGATAATTTTATCCAGCGCACGGTCGGCAAGCTCCTCGGGAGTAAACCCGCGATAGTCCGTGGTCTGCACCAGCACTGACCCGACACTGCCTAGTCCTACACTCATAACACCGGCACCCTAACCTGACCACTACGATAAGCGTCACGACGGTTCTTGCCGTCACCCAGCTGTTTCAGCAGATCCAACGCCTGCTTGTACTTGGCTTCGTAAGCACTAACAAGGTCGGCATCGCCCTTCATGTAGATGTACGCCTCACGAAGCGAACCATAGAGCAGTACATCCTCAAAGTTGTCGCCAAGCCAGCTAGTCTCAGCCGTGACGATGCTCTCGGGGTAGTAATAGTAGTGCAACTCTACTTCGTACGCATTATCAGGCGTAGGTCCTAACAGCAGCGTGTTCTGGTCAAACTGGGAGTAATGGGTGGGCAAGGCCCACGACAGTGAACCCGTGGACGGGAACGACTCACGGATGAAGTTTACATCCTTGTCGAGCAGGTAGCTGTAAGTATCGCCAGCAAACTCGTCAGAAGTGATTACAGCAAGGGAGAACGTAGCCAACCAATCGGTTGGCAGCGACAGGTATTTATTACCCGCCGTCATGGTACCAGTCTGGTTCTTGCGGATAGCCGGAATCTGAACGGAGTTGTAAATCCGCTCTTCGGCAAGTTGCACGAACGTCGGGATATTATCGACGAACGAAGACTCACTGTTTTCAGTGTAGTCCTGAATTGCTTGAACCAGCGCTGGGTAATCCATTTACTTATCCAAAAACTTCTTGCCACGAGTGGCAGCGCCAGCGCCACGCATTTCAATATACTTTTTCACGCCCGTGCCAGTAAGCCAGCGCCCCTTGACCATGATGTCGTCCTTGCCGATATCGGTCTGAGGATAGCCAGCATCCGGCATATTAGGGACAGGTACTTTCTTAATCTTGTTCATTACCCACCCCGCTGGTTCTTGGCACGGGACATGTTACGCCCCATCATCTTACGGTCCATAGAGGTCGGGCCACCGGCCTTCATACCGTGCATCCGCTTCTCGTGACCCTTGACTTCGCCTTTGGCGACAGCCTTCATCGTCTTCTGATCCATCTTCATGTTAGCTCCTTAAACGACAGTTACCGTACCAACAGCAGCCCTAGCAACCAAATTGTTAGGCGTCAAAGCTGCATCAAACCCACTCGACCCACCGACCGGATTCCATCCCCACTCGAATACTCGGCTACCACTTGGAGGTGCGTAGTAGCTCGTATCCGGACGGGGGTTCCTAATTGCCTGCGGGTCATTAACTGGGTACATACCCAATTGCAACTGCGGCTGGTCAGGTTCCCAACACTCCGGGCAAACTAGGATATTGACCTGTTTGGTCTTGATAACCAAGCTTTTTAGTTGTTTCAGTTTATACCGAAAACCGCACCTATCGCACTCAGCGATAGCATGTTTACCGGATGCGAAGCGACTACCGCTCATACATCACCTAGAACATCTGTCGAGGGACAAATCGAACGGGGGACTTGTCACGGTCTTCTTCCGCTGCCCTCGTCCAGTAATCATCGTAGTCAGCCTTCAGCATTTGCGTCCGAACTTCGGCTCCGGGCAGCTTCATGGAGAGCATGAAAGCCAACCCCGCTACCATGCAGGGGAGAAAGCGGTACGGAATGTCTTGCCCGTTTACGCCGTTGCCAACGTCAAACATACGACGCAAGCGCCAGTATACAAACGTGTAGGTGGTGGAATTATCAGGTTTGGGCCAAACAACAAACTGCGGGTAGCTAGTAACGTTCAGCGAATCGGTGGCTCCGGTTTGTCTGTTGACCCAAACCTGAATCGGGCGTCCTGTAGCATTCTTATTCGGAATAGCCGAGTAGACGCTGCCGGAAATGCGAGTAATAGTAATGTCGGTCTGGTTGGTACCAGTTCCCGTACGGATGACATGATCGAGCAAATCCACCGTATCTACGGGTATGTCGTAGGTATCCTGATTGTAAACTAGGACCTGCTGACCCTGTTCCACAGTCCAGAGATTAATCCCACGATTCCCCCAATCAAGTAGCAAAAGGTTAAGAGAACGACGAGCTGTACGAAGATCGTAACCAGTACGAAGTTCAACCCCGCAACGCTCAAACGCTTCTTCAACGATTGCATTGAGGTCAAGATTGAAATCCGTTGAGGTTGTGGTTTTGGCGACCATTTACTTTCCCATGTTCCTAAACGACCGCGTTTTCTGGCTAATGCCCTTGGAGCCAGTATCGCCACCAGCGGAGTACATATCGACCTCCGCCCCGTCTTTACGTCGGATTTTCTTCGGCTGCTTGGATGGGGTAATCGCCCCCATCCCGCGTGAAGCGCGCATTAGATAAACCGGCCCTTGGTCTTACCCTTGACAGCGCAGCCATCTGCCTTGACCATGCCGCCAGCAGCGTACGCCTTGGGTTTCATAGCGTTACGGCTCATGGGGCCACGACCCGGACCACGGGTCTGGCTACGGTTTTCCATCTCTTGGTCACCGCCCGCCTTTTCGTTCAGGTCACCGGCAGTCGGTACATAGGGCTTGGGAGGAACCTTGACCGTGCCGCCCGTCGCGTACCCACGCGCACCGCGCATACCACGGGTTTCTTGTTGAGGACTTGAATTAATACGCTGCATTAGCCGTCTACTGTCAGCAATTTCTCGCGGGGTAGGCTGCATTCCAATACCGCCTCCACCAATCGATTCCGGACCACGGGGGGGAGCCATACCACCGGGAGCGCCGCCCATAGCCATCTTCTTGACCACGCCGCCCTTGGCGTAGCAGCTAGTCTTACCGCCCTTGTTCATGCCCTTGGCTTCAGCCTTCTCATGCTTGATCATGCTCTTGGGAGCGCCCTTCTTCTTCATGAAGGCTAGCTCTTTCTTCATCATTTTCTTGCTTTCCATCACTTGAATCCTTTTAAAGTTTGAGCCAAACAAGAATTTTTCTTACTCGCCATCTTTCTTGCCTTTACCAAGGAGTT